ACCTTAGCATCGTCATTAGCTTTAACACTAGCTTCAGCTTTCTCATCAATAAGCTTCTCAAGCTCCTCCAAAGCCTCTTCAGGGTTCTCAAAAAGCTTATCAGCAATAAGCTTAATTTTCTTGGTCTCAACCTTAGTTTCCTTAGGCTTAGCGGCCTCAAGAGCAGCCTTAGCAGCTTCGTCCTGAAGCCTAATGATTTCTAAGTCGTTGGCGTAGGCCAAAGCATCAGCTTCATTATCGAACTCTTTGCCGCCAATTCTAATCTTAACAGCCTTGCCTTTATCAACAGGATTAGGTTCTTCCTTCTTTGGAGCTACTGGAGTTCCTTCTTCAGTCGCTTCCTCAGATGAAGCCTTAGCTGCCTCACCAAACGTCTTAGCAGCGTCACCATAAGCCGAATCAAGGATTTCTTGATCAGGATTAGGCTCAGCAGAAGAAGCCTGACTAGCAGGCGTTTCGTCAGACTCATCAGCCTTAGGTGCTCCAACAGAACTGCTTCTCATTTTCTTAAATTCTTCAGCAAAGGACATGATTAACTCTCCTTAGTTTTCTTTGTTTAGTTTTAAATAGGCTTCGTTGCCTTGTTTTTGAATAGACTTAAGCTCATTCTCAATCTGCTTAAGAGCAGAGATGTAAGCTATATCAGATAGAAAATTCTGCTCGCCACCAGCGAACTTACCGCAAGCTAACGTCAGTCTTTCTTGGATCTTTTTTTGAATCATTGGATAAAGAACATTGTCTGAGGCGGCTATTAACCGCCCCTGACTCATAAGTTCTGCTAGTTTTTCTTCAGAACTCATTAGTAAGCCTTTTTAGTGCCAGCTTTTTTCATAGACTTTTTGGTTTTTGTCTTTTTAGCCATAGTTTATCCCTTTCTATAGTGCTTGAGGCGAAGCAGGCTGAGAAGATGCCATAGCATTCATGTCACCTTGATTTATAGCTGAACCAGCTTGCGGAATCTGAGAGTTTACATCAGCTCCAGCTTGTACTGGGGCAGCTTCCTCAGTCAATTCTCCACCCTCGTTTGAATCAGCCTCAAGCTTAAATGTATTTATGTCAAGCGAAAGCATGATTTCGTCCAGAAATTTAGGAATAGAATATTTCTTAAGAAATGCTTCAGTAAGCATAGGATTAGAGAAAATTGTCTGCATCATGGCAGTAAGCTTAGTGAAGTCTTTCATTTTATTTAACACAGCAGAGATACCAAAAACTCTGAATCTCGAACTCTGAACAGTGTCAGCGAAAACCTGCTCTCTACCCATAGCCATAAGTCTCTGAGCTTCTTTTTCACCAATCAAAGCCTTAACTTCCGCACTGTCTAAGTCGTCCATGTTTTGGGCAATAGTTTTCCAAGACTTAATCAGAATCTGAGTAATAAGACCAGAGTTGTCGTCTCCCTCAATGTTCTTAATCATGCCTGAGGCCATATTGTTAAGAGCCTGAGAATTCTCTACAACAGCAGTTGCTCTAATGTTTTTCATATCAGCACCGCCAGCTCTGATTTCACTCGTAAACATAGCAGCAGCAGATTCCTGATTTACCACGTTAAGCATATTCATAGCTTCCTGAGGCTGACCACCTGTGTAGACTGATTCAAGAACCTTCTGGCCTGGAGGGCAAGATGAGTTCACTAAAAGCGTAGAGCCTTGCTCAACTCCATTAGACACCTGACTAGGATCGTCTAACCAGTCTTTTCTAAGCTGCTTAATTCCATGAACTGAAACAATCCCTGAATCTAAAAGAAGATTGAAGATTTCATTAGCCGAGAGGTTTAAGCTTGTTGCTGCGTCCATCATAGCCTTAGGCCAAACAGCATGAGGAACAGAGAGAATAGAATCAGTCACAAACGGACTTTCCTGATGCCAGTAAGGATTAGGAGTAGGTTTTTGAATCACAAATCGGTCGTTAGCGACAGTGTAGACTACGTTTTCGTAAATCAACTCACCTTCAGAGTTCAGAACATTACCCCAAACCTCAGTGATTTTGACTTGTTTCCTGTAACCACCACCAGCGACATTCTGATCAGTCTCACGAGACTTAGCCCATTCCTGAGTCATACCTGTAGAGTCAAATCCACCAGTAAGTTGATCAACAGCTTCTTTGTCGTAGATAGCATCGTCACCTTCAGCAAGTCTTTTAACTTCATGCAAGTCTAACCAGAAATCACAAGCTTCATACAAACCTCTGCCAGTAGGGTCGGGATAGTAATCTTCTTGTCTGATAAGCTGAATATCAAGCTGCCAAGACTTCATGTCTTTCTTGATAAGTTTCTTGAAGTATTTTCCTTTTCTAACTTCAGTCTCTACCACAAACTTAGGCTTATTAACGTACTTGCCACCGATTTTAACAATAATCAAACCGCCAAGCATACCAAGCTTAAGCATATCTCCAGTCTTTTTAACAAAACCATCTTTGCTAAGCTGGCGCTCAAGAAGGTTGTAGATAACTGAAGGTTTAATGCTCATCATATCTTCATTTAAGCCAGCTTGAGGAGTGACATTAAACCACTTACCCAAATCAAGCAGTCCTTGTTGAATCATGTTAGAGTTCTGTTCAACAGCAGTAGCCACCTTAGGCAGAAACTCTCTACTCTGACCTTTAAGCTTATGTGACCAATCCTGACGTAAATGATAAGCATCGAAGTTGATTCGATTCTTATCCATTCTATCACGTTTAGCTTCTGAAGCTTCTTTTCTACAGTTATCTAGGTAATTTATCAGTTCGCTATCTTGAATCTCTGCCATTTTTCATGTCCCTACTATATGAAGGCGTTGGAATAGTAAAGCCATAATCGACTTTAATACTTTTCACTCCACCGCAAATATATTGTAGACAATCGTGAGGATGAGATGCAGCGTTTTTCACAGGTCGTAGCTGATTCGGTGCTATTTCCATGTTTTTATCAGGATAATGGTAGCCACCCTTGAAGCCTTTAACCAAAACTGGGCAACCTTTTTCATAAATCTGGAAAGTTGGAAGCCCTTTTTCGAGCTTAGAAAGTAAATCAGCTACAGACTGTCTTCGGCCTTCCCAAGTAATGCCACCAGGCATAGGATTGAATCCGTTTTTAGCCACAGTATCAGCAGTTCTGCGCTCATCATTGTCGTTTCTGTTAAATCCCGAAGGATCCACCCAGCATTTATAGTGCTTTTTTAAATCTGAAAACTCAGGATAAAGGAGTCTAAGTTGAGCAACTACCTGAGGCACAAATCTTTCAGCCCCAATGTTGATTCCAGTAAATTCTTTCATCACATAAAGAGTATTGCCTTCGTACTGAGCCACTACAGCGGCAGGAGTGTTGCCGTTCCATTGAGGTCGGCCATTTTTTCTAACGTAAAGTATGCTGTTTTTAACGCTCAAACAATAGACACGACCATCATAATCAATTTCTTTAAAGTTATCTCTAACAGGTTCTGCGAAATCCGCTCTTTTCTTAAATGTTATAGAATATCCGCCAGTATTGTCTATGATTCTATTCTCATCTTTTTTAAAAGATTTCTGTGGTTTAACAGTTCTAATTGAAGAATGCCAACCAAGCTTTAGTGCTAGTTCTGACATACCATCAATAATTTTCTTAGAAACACTAAAAATCGTATGTTCTGTAGATCCGTTATTTCTAATTCTTATATGACCATCACCCATAGTATAAGCATCTACAAAAGCCTGAATCGTACGTCTTGATCCATGCCTAATACAGTCTGGAATATATTTGTTGTAGCTTTTTCCATATTTGGAAAGCTTTTCAGCCAACTCAACCGAATAAATTACAAAACCATAGTCATGTTCTTTGTATTTATATCCTGTTTTTTCAAGAATGATTCTTAGCCATTTTTTTTCTTTTTGCTGATAAATTGTAACTTTTCCATAAGATGAGCACCCCTCACTCAGATAAGCGCCCATAAATGCCGCATAAACATCTGGTTCAACGTTAAGTTCATTTATGTAATCTTCACCTTCATAATTTCCAGTTAATCTAAAATACTTGTGTCTTGGATGCTTAAAAATATCTTTTGCATAATATCTTCTAAAGTCTTTTTTGTCGTACCAAACAGGAGTTATATGATCAGGAGTAATAGTAAACGACATAGAATCTCCATCGTAATCAATCATCTTCCCCTTGTATGGCATATCAACCCTTAATTTTGGAACATCATACTCAATATCAAAAGTTTCTGGATTTAAAGTTGCAACCTTTTCACCCTCATAAACGTCTTTAAAAAGTTTCCATCCGTTTTCTGTTAAAACTTCAGTTTTATCGTCATAACAAAGACCAAAATCCCAAGCAATAAGCAGAGGAAGCCCAAAGCTAGGCTTAGGCTCCTCGTGCACTACATGAACATTCTGATTAAATTCAGGATAAACAGGCTGACCTGAGTATGTATCCCATTCAAGCTCATACTCACGCAGATACTTAGGTAGAGGCATAGAGTTTTTGATTGATTCTTTATAACTCGGATCACGCTTAGTAGGATCAGCAGTATAATGAATCTCAAGAACAAGGAATCTATTTTTCTTATTCTTCCACATTCTCACGCCCTGCATAGGAGAAGTGTAATTAGGCTGATGCTCAGTTACGTTAATATCACCTGGTACGTCCATAGCATCAAAGCACAAACGCTTAAAGAAGCCTGGAGCTGGAGAAGAAACCAGAGTCATTCGCCCACCACCATCAATAGTAGGGAAAGTGGCTGAGTAAAACTCCTCTGCTTGATCCCAAAAGGCAGATTCGTCACCAAAGATTCCAGAAAATGTAAACTGACGAAGCTGATCAGCACCTTGAGGAAATCCCCTGATCTTAGAATCAAGGCTAGGGAAGCTCAGATGATTGAACTTATACTCACACTCAGGAAGTAAGGCTCTAGGAATCTTATCCTCAGGAATGTGATCAAATATGAACTTAGCTCTACGGATTAAATCATCAGCATCATCTTCTTTTTTAGACACAAAGGCAAAGTTTCTGACTCTGTTAAAGATGGCATCATGGAGATAAAGGCAAATAGTAGTCCATGAAAACGTCATACGACGAGTCTTTGGAATAGCCATTAGGGGATATCGTTCCCAAAGCATAGCATAAAGCTCTAAATACTCTTTATTTGGCATCAGCTTGATAGGGTCTTTGACGTTTACTTCGTCTTTGGTGTAGCAAGCTTCAGTTAAAAAAGCCCATTTATTGTTCTTGTAATAAATATACCTCTCAATCGAGGCCGTTACGTCTGTCATTTAGTTTTCCTTAGTTTAGAAATCTATTTCAGCTACCTTATAGTTAAAATAATAAACATGATTTTTGCCATCAGTCTTCAGTTCGTGAAGCTGATTGTCTTTAGATACAGAAACCTGAGCCTTTAGATCTGTTCCAGCTCCTAGATAAATCTTGTATGGATCAGCCTTAGGCATAATCACTACTTCCTGCTTCTGACTCACATCTGATTCAAACACAACTTCCTCAGTCTTAGTCCCATCAGGTTTAGTTTCTTTCTTCACCACAGCCTTACATTTAGCTGCCTGCTCTTGAACTACTTTAACCTCAGGAAGCTTAGGCTCTGGACTAAATCTATTGAATAAATATGCACCAATAAGAATAAATATGCAGGCTTTAGCTATCTCTATTTTCATCTTTAATCTCAATCTGTTTTTTCTTAAAATCAAGCTTCAATTTATCGAAGCCGAATATGAAAGCTAAGTAGATAACCATCACGACAGCCGCAGCTATCTCTTGCTCTTTTTGAAATAGTTCATAAGAAAGTAAGATAACTAAAAAAGGACTCACTGCTAAAAGGTATTCTTTTTTCATTTTGAAGTCCTTTCATCAATTCTCTCTAAAAGCATGATAGCTTTATCGAGCTTTTCTTCGTATTTATCGACACGCTTTTCTAGTTTAACTAAATCAGAAGCGTTAGCCTCTACATCTTTAGTAAAATTAGCATAGCCAAAAGTAACAAGAATTAGAGCTGTTAGAAGTTGAATTGCGTTATCTTTTAGCCAATGTATAAGGTTCATTAGTTGTAGTACTCCGTTACGATGATTACGCCACCTGCACCACCACCGCCTGCTTGTCCCCCACCAGAGCCAGCAGTACCACCAGAGCCAGCAGCACCAACCGAATAAGCATAAGTAGCACTAGGAGAAGAGATTAAAGCTTTTACATATCCACCTGCGCCGCCACCACCTGTGCCAGTTATAGAAAGACCGCCTGCACCACCACCGCCCGAACCAATCGCTACGGCACTTGCACCGCCTCCGCCACCGCCCGAGCCGCCTGCGCCACCAGTACCGAAAATAGAAGCGCCACCAATTCCACCACCACCACTATTAACGTTAGGAGCAGTTCCGCCGCTTCCACCTGAAGAGGGTGACACTGAAATAGCAGGGCTGTTTATTGTAGTTCCGCCGCCAATTGCTCCGTTTTGATTTGTTGAATTTACGCCACCGCTTGCCGTAAGTAGTGAAGAACCAAAAGTAGTATTTCCACCAGATGTTGCCGCACCAGGGCTTGAACCTGACCCAATAGCGCCGCCACCACCACCAACCATCTCAACAACTATATACCTAACCCCAGCAGGAGTCGTATAAGTTCCAGAGCCTGATGTGAAGGTTTGAACCGTGGGAGCCCTAAAACCTCTAATTACTGTTGCTCCCATATTATACATACTCCACAGTAAAGTAACAGTCGGCAGAGCCGATAGTTTTAGTTGCTAGTGTTGTCGAATTAGAAACGCTTATTCCAGTAGAAAAGTAAACTCCGATAGGACTCACATCTATCACTATAGTTGAATCTGCTGGGAGCTTATAAACGTATATAGGAGCAGTACCATCAGCAGGAACCGTAGTTGAGTTAAATATCTGTAAATATTGATCTGAAGCTTTATTAGTTGTTACGGTAATGCACTGAAGTCTACCAGAAGAAGCTTTGATAACTCTTGAAGCCTCTAAAGCTATTGAAGATGACCTAGTTGTAGCATTAGTACTGTCAGATGGAGGAGCTGCCAAAACATAACCTATTGTGTTCGTTCCAGCAGGTATAGCTGGCAGAGTTAAAACGTCTACATCACCTATATTGTTTGAACCTGCTGGTATAGATGGTAAACTCAAAACATCAACATCTCCGATATTGTTAGTTCCAGCTGGGATTGAAGGTAGACTTAAAACATCTACGTCGCCAATGTTGTTTGTTCCAGCAGGAAGCGCAACATCAGTGGCAAGAACTACTCTTTGAGTGCTTGCTGAAACATTTCCAGAGCCTCCTTGAACCCCTGCTTGTCCAACTATTGGATTTACTTTGGCTCTATCTAATTCGTCCCAGTCGTCCAATATCTCAACTGCTGTTTTAATGGCAGCAAGAGAAGTTGATTGGGTTTGTTGTTCGGCTAAAGTAGATGCTCCAGATGGCAAGGCAGAAGAAAGAACATCTATTTGAAGCTCTCCGTTAGAGTCTGTTTTTAAAGCTCTAGCATTAGTCCCATCAGTTCCAGTTGCCTGAAATCCTTTAGCTGGAACAGCAAAACCTGTGGTGCTTACAGCATCATCAAGGAGTTGAAGTGAAGTAATCTGAGTGTCTTGTTTAGCTGAGGTAGCCAGTCCTGTAGTGTCTATTGTGGCCTGTGAAGCTCCAGTAGAGTCATAGCGAGGAGTAATTGGTCTAAGGATATAGAATGTGTCTGAAGCTGTTGGAGCTATTTTAGAAGCTATTGTGAAATCATTAGCATTGGCCTCAATAATCATCAACTCAACGCCAATTAAGGCTGCTGTTCCTGTTTCAGCTCTATAAATATCACCTGCACGAGCTGTGGTAGACGTGTCTGCTATCTTATATCCGCCTTTATTTGGCGTAACTGTGCCTGCTGTACGAGCTGAAACATCAACCCTGTACGATGCTAGGTCTTTAGGCTTTCCGCCATTGACTTTACTTTCCATTTAAACTTCCCTTTTTAGATAGATAATTAGATTGTTCAACCACAATGCTAGAATCTGCATGAGTTTTCTGATCTCTGCTATTAGCTTTAAAAGCTACTGATTTAATGCGTTTAGGGGTTACGACAGGGTTAGAATAAGAGAAAGAGCTTTTTTCAGCCTTAGGGCTATTAGGAGCTTTAGAAAGCTCTTTGATAAAACCTTTATTCGCCTTGTTTTTCACCTTCTGACCTCTTTCCGACAACGAAACCATCTGGAACAATTTGTTCTATGATAGTATCGAACTTGTGGGGTTTTTTGGTCAATAGCTCAGGGCTTGAACCTACATCTCGTAGCTGAGATTTAGACATCTGCTCAACCTGGACTATAAAGTCAGCTAGGATAGCTCCTTTGACCTGAACATTCTGCTGAGCCTTGCCGACAGTATGATCAAGGATGTACTGAGCTGCCTGAAGCTTTTCTGAGGTTTTACCAGTTTCCAGAACTTCATCAAAGACTTCAATGGACTTAAGTGCTCTAGCCTTCATAGCTTGCTTAACGTCATCTCCATAAATGCTATGTATCTGAGCTGAGACTTTAGACTTAACTTCTGGATTATTTAAGACTTTAGAAACCTGAGCATCGGAGTAGCCTAGCTCTTGAGCTATCTTTCCATTAGAGCTTCCTGTAGCCTTCATCATAATCATAAGTTCATGTTCAGACCTTATGGACTTGATTCTCTGCCAGCGTTCCCATGAAACTGAATCAGGCTTAGGAAGCCCAAGCATCTTCATTTCATCAATTTGATCTTGAGTTATGTTTTCGTCAGTAAGTATGTTAGCTTTCTGATCTAGACTGATTTCTTCGTATTCCAATGAGTTCTTAGTTTCATTCATTAAATCATTTAAAGCTTAAAGCTTAATTAAGTCAAATAGACTGAGGCTTGCTGTAGCTTGCTTGGAGTTCGTTTCAGCTTATATACATATAGCTCAAAAAAAACTGCAAAAGCTTAAGTTAATATAAAGCTTAAAATATACAATATAATAATAAGTCCATAACTCACCTCAGCATGCTTTCAGCTTGCTTATATATAATAGGTCTAAATCTAATAGGACTGATATAAACACAAAGTTATATAGAAGTTGAAAAATTCACAAAATTTCCTGATGGATGCCTAGAATTTTCATTTACGTTTTTTAGAGTCCATAAGGGTTGAGAGGGGGTTCTCAATTTCCATGCCATAGTTTAGTATGCCAGTTGTTTAGTGCATAAAGTTTATACAATAAGTAGAGCTTATGAATGATAAGCTTAGTTAATATAAGCTTAGCGCATAGTAAACTAAGTCAGCTAATTGATAATGATTATCAGTTAACTAAACAAATTCTAGTAGTTATCCACAGAGTTATTCACATTAAGTATGGTTTGAGCGTTTGAGTGATTTAGACTCAAAGTATAATATACACTTATACTCAGCCATAAGTCAGACTTATTTACATATCAAAAACCCTAAACCATTAAAACCATAGGACAAATTATATACATTTTTTTTGTTTAATTATAACAAATACTTATATCCTAAAACCTTGATTCGTTAAAACCATATTAAAGCTTATATATATATTATTTTTTTTTTTTTTTTTTTAATAAGA